CCTATATTCGTGGCGACTTCTAGAATCCCGGGCAAGTTGTCAATAAACGGTTGGAGCATGCCTTGAATCTTCTCGGTCAACTCGGCGATTCGAGTGTTCATCTCACCTATGAAGTCATAAGTGTACTGGCTCAGATCAAGTCCCAACTCGTCGATACCCATGTTAAAGCCTTCTAGGTCCGTATCAGGACTAAGAATGTTGAGTTCATCGAAGCCCATCGTCTGGCGTTTGAGCTTTTTGAGCGATTCTGTTGTATTATCTAACCCATCTGTAGCGTCGTCTGCGTCAGAACGAATCGCTTCTAAACCTGTGTAGTCGATTTCTGGCAATTCAAAACCCATCATGGCGGCTATAGCCCTCGCCATGTTCGTAATCACTTTAGTACCAGCAATGACATAAGGAATGAACTCTATTAAGACAGGAATTAAGGCTTCACCTAACGCACGTTTGAGTTGCAGGATCTGTTGCTCCAATATACGAAGCGCGTTGGCGGGGGTCATAATTGTTCTCGCCATATCTCCCAAGAAACCCTGTATGCGAGAGGTTTCCATAATTTGAATGAATCGAAGCTGCGCTTTTTCCATTTGCGTCATAAGTTCTACATTCTTCTCAATCCCGAGATTCATCGCTACCATTTTGAGGGTGGTTTCGGATATGTCAAAACCCCACTCCCTCATAGGTCGTGGTTGTCCTGCAATAGCACTTTGCAACTTCTGCATCGCCGTTTCATAGTCCACGTTAAAGACCGACGCTAGGTCATAGCCTAATTGGGTAAGAGTCTTAGACATGATCGAAGCCTTTTCTTCGGCTATGCCAAAACCCCGAGCCATGTTCTGGAACGCAGCTTGGTAACGCATCCACTCGGACACGTCAATACCCATCTTCGCTTGCACCGTATAAGCGAACTCTAGTGCCTCCTCTGTCGCACCCTCCATAGCTAGACGGAACAAGTGAAGGTTTTCCACGTACTCATTACTCTTATTGAGCCAGTCGCCCATCCTACTAGCCAATCTACGCATACCCGCATACAGAAGTCCAAATCTAATAGTGGTACGACTAATACCCGTCCCTAGAACCCCATACGAACGGTTCAAAGCACGGTTGGAATTGGACAATCTATCATTGTCCCTTATTAGACGCTGTATCTTAGCAGGGAAAGCACTAAAACCCTGCGACACTTTCTGCATTTCATCAGCTAGAGGCTTCATCGCTCTAGCCACTCTCTCCATTTGATCGGCGAATACATCCATATCAGCCTTCGCCAAAGAATCCATAATCTCTGGAATCTTACGAAGCTGATTGAGTATGGAACCCAGATTAGACTTACCAATCTCCATTAGAGGTTTAAGCGCAGACACTAAGCGGATAATATTGTCCTCGAAATTAGCACTCGTGAAGGTCTCGTCTAACTGTTGAGTGACCTGGGAGAATCGACTTAGCTGATTAAGTGTACTACCTAGTTTACTTTGTATGTTGCCGAGGGGTTCTAAACTGTCAGCTAACCCTCGAACCTTTATAGCGAACTCGTCGAAGTTCAGATCTTCTAGTTCACCCATGATCTTAGGAACGTCCGACAAATGCTTTAGCGTGGCCCCAAGTTGTGTTCTAACATCTGCTAGAGGTTTCAGCGAGTCCGACAATTTCTCTATCTGTTCTGCAAACTTATCAAACCTTGTAAACTGATTAAAATTCGTAGCGGTCTCAGTGAAGTCCTTCAGCGAGTTTATAACCCCTCCCGCTTGACTTTTGAAACCACTAAGAGGTTGTAAGGCTTTCGCTAACTTCCGCACACCCGACCCAAACTGATCGAAGTTAGCGCCATCCAACGCCTTACCTAACTGTGCAGTAGCCCTTTGTAGAGCCCCTAACGACTTAGCGAGGGCGTTTAGACCGTCCTCAACCTTCTTAGTGTCACCGCCACTAACTTCTATCTCTAACCTATCTATAGCGTCACTCATCGTCCCTCACCCCCTCGGGCAAGTCCAACTTACTAGCCCATGCTTCAAACATCGCTTTAGCTTTCAACCTATTCGCCCTAGCCCTTTCTTCCTTCTCTTGTTTGATCGCTTCTGGGGTAATCGGATAAGGTTTTTCGGGATAAGGTATAGGTTTCGTCCCACGTTTAGCCATACTGTGAAGAATGGGTGCTACGCAGCATAAAGCGTCATATATATACAAACCCTGTAACCAAAGTTCTTGGTTTCGACGCTCCTTCGCTAATTCGTGAGCTTCCCTGTAATATTTAACTAAGAGGCAGTCGTCGTTCCAGTATTGATCGTAAGTCATACCAATCGACAAATAGAACGGGAACTGCCTCTCGAAAATTTCGGTGTAAGAAGGGGGCGAAGCTGGATCTACCAGCTCGCCTCCCACTTCACGTTTCCCTCTTCATCCTCCGGCTCGTCAAGTAGAGCCGCGATTGGTTCGTTATACATCTCTGCCAATTTAGTAATCAACTCTTGCTTGTTAGGCATACTCTCATAAATCTCGTCAATCACCTCACGCTTAGTAGAACGGTGATGAGCCAAGAAAGCACCCGCAAATAGTGTCGGAAGTAGAGTCATAGGTTTCTCGAACACTTCCGTGATTACAAACCCGTTACGCTCCATAGTCTCTACGGACTTTCTCGTAAACTCCAGCGTGTAATCTACTCCATCATAGGTGAATCGAATTTGTTTAGCCATTTACAAAGGCTCCTTTCTTTTTAACTAAGTAGTTTTTAGAGTAGGCTTCGTAGATGGGGCAATACCGATCTTGAACTCGGTTACTGCGTTCACACCCGCGCCTGTGACCCATGCGGTGTGCTGCCCTTGCCACTCAAAGGTTCCTTCTGTGCCAAACTCTAAAGCGTAATAAAGATTCTTGTTAGCGTCCTTCACAACGTTCTCGAAATTAGTTTTAGTGTAATTACAAGTAAACTCCATCATGTCCGACCCTTGAATGCCCATGATGTAAGTTTGTATCTGGTCGCTCAGAGTCGTAGTTTCGAGCATTTCGGGTGCTCCTCCGAGATCGGGAAAGTCCTTAATGTCCACTACTTTAGTCACATTAGCCGCAGTTGCCCCCCATTTGAGCGTTACACCTTGTGTACTAATAGCCATTTAATTACCTCCTAAATATAGTTTTGTCTTTTGATACAACCGCCTTGTACCTACCAACCATGCGATAGATTGTGGCGTTCTCCAAGTTTGGTATTGCCGTCTTGACCATCCTAGTGAATCCTAAACCAGCCATTACAGCGTCAATATCCTTGAAAATACTTTTAGCTTGTCCCTTCTTACCAGTTGTCAAGTTTGAGAATACGTTGACTTCATACATCACCCCCGCATGATTTTCCAAACTCCCGCTGTCCTGCGTTCGCTCTAATGCGTAATTGTCAAGTTCTTCAACTATCACGGCGGGGAATACAGCAGGGGATGGGACCCATTCCCCATACACTCCTATTGGGCTATATTTGGCTCGAAGCGTTGTGGCGATTGCCGTAAACACTTCATTCTCAATGTCAATCATCCGGACACCCCGTTCTCAATGCCAATCATCCGAACACCTCCTTGACAATCCTAGGAATCTCGCTTTCGAGTCGCTTGCGGGAGTTATACATGAACGGTCTGCTTCTATAACCAAGAGTGTGTTGAAGTTTACCCGTCCTATCGTTCAGATACATCCACCCCATAATACCGTGACTGTTCACGTCGTATCTCCAACCATATTTATCCCATTCGGGATGTGATTGGTTTGCACCAATTATACCTGTTCCAAACTCCACGAAGGGGGCGTAGTAATTGTCTGTCCAAATGCGACCCGTGTTTGTTTGAGGGTCGTATTCGCCTCGAATGCTTTCAAGTAAAGCATTGGTGCGATACTCCTGCCCCTCTTGTGAGTAAACCAAGGCTTCCAATTCCTCTTTAACAATCTGAACGCCTCTCGCTACAATGGCTTCCATCATCATGTGTTTTTTAGCTTCAAACTGTTCCTTGTAAACCTCTAACTGATCCAAGGCGTTATTGATGGATTCCGACGAGAGCGAGAACTTAATCGTCCTTTTAGCCATGACTCACATTCACTTTACGAACCGCATATTGTATAACGTTCAAACTACGTGCAACTTTCGTCACCACATAGTCGTGAGGTATCGTCCACACTTCCCAGATTTTCCCCTCAATGTCCCCCCATGTCAAATCTTCTAGCATAATCCACGTGACATTTGTAGTGTCCAAGTTGTCGATCCAGAGAATCGAGGATTCATCAATCGGACAATCCATATCGTCTGTAATTAACGTCCTGTCGTAGTTTTCCATCTGTCCGAACTGTCTGGTTTCCAACCTCCCCTGCGCCGCCGAAACGTTGATTCTGATAGGTAAGGGGTTGCTGTAAACCATATTGTATTCCCCGGTCTCATTACCCCATTCGTCCGTGACAGGTTCCCCCCGTATCAAGGTTGCGTAGTATATATCACGTTGGTTTCTCTTTAGAGTCCTCATTTAATACCACCCACGAAAGGAGCTATTCCTCTTAACATGGACTCTGGAACATCCGCACTCTCATACGTCCGAGAGATACCGTTCTCACTATGGGCTGTTTGTCCCTCCGCACCCTGCTTGTTATAAAGATAAACCGCTATTTCGATCTGTTTCCCCACATACCGAGCGGGCAGAGTCTCTTTACTATGGTCGTAAGGGTACAATCTTTCCAGAATCTTACCCTCCGCCAAAGACAAGAGGGCGAGTAGTAGATCATCTTCCGAATCAGTTGCACCTGTGAGCAGTTTTAATGTTTGGAGCTTGTCCATTACTCAGCCCTCCTTTCGCTATTCGTTCTAATCCCCTTGTGGGTCTTGTGGTTCTTCAGGTTCTTCAGGTTCTTCAGGTTCTTCGCCACGAATGATCTTGACGGCTTTTGTAGCGTCGGTTAGAGCCGCCAGATAATACTTGCGAGAGTAGATTTCGTTCAAACGGACGTTAGCGTCACGTTCTTGCTCGACCTCGACACCCTTCTTATTAAACAACGTAACCGCTTCTTTGGTTCCGAGTACAATTGTACCAGTCTCCGCGTCCCTCTTAGTGTAGATGTTCACTCCAGCCACTGTACCAACATAACCAGAGCGAACGAACGCTTCAACGTACTGCAAGTCGTCCTTCAAAGTCTTGCGAAGATTTGCCATCTCAGTAGGATTCACAAATGCGAAAATCTCCACACCTTCGATGTTTTCAAGATCGAGCAGTGCCACAGCATCTACAAACGAATCGAAGTCAATCGGCTTATTAGCCGCGCCAGTATAAACT